CTGCTGTATCAACTCCTGCTGACGCTCTCGGACATTCCCTACTTCTTCTATGGGGTCCAGAAGCTCAGGGAGATATCATCAGATGGTTTCAACTTGGGGGACTCTGGAATTTTGTGGCGCTCCACGGAGCCTTTGCTCTCATAGGTTTCATGCTTCGGCAGTTTGAGATCGCCCGTCTTGTAGGTATTCGTCCGTACAATGCTATTGCTTTCTCTGGTCCGATCGCTGTGTTTGTCAGCGTATTCCTTATGTATCCTCTTGGGCAATCCAGTTGGTTCTTTGCCCCCTCGTTTGGTGTGGCGGCAATCTTCCGTTTCCTCCTGTTCCTCCAAGGTTTCCATAACTGGACACTCAACCCCTTCCACATGATGGGTGTAGCAGGTATCCTGGGTGGAGCATTGCTCTGTGCTATTCACGGTGCTACCGTAGAGAATACTTTGTTTGAAGATGGTGAACAATCAAATACTTTCAAGGCATTCGAGCCTACTCAAGAAGAAGAAACCTATTCAATGGTCACGGCGAATAGATTTTGGTCTCAGATCTTTGGTATTGCGTTTAGTAATAAGCGTTGGCTGCACTTTTTTATGCTTTTCGTACCAGTTATGGGTCTCTGGACTTCTTCTATTGGTATCATCGGTCTTGCACTTAATCTGCGTGCTTATGACTTTGTATCTCAAGAGATTAGAGCGGCAGAGGACCCTGAGTTTGAGACGTTCTACACCAAGAACATTCTCTTGAATGAAGGACTTCGTGCTTGGATGGCACCAGTTGACCAACCACATGAGAACTTCGTGTTCCCAGAAGAAGTGCTTCCGAGGGGCAACGCTCTCTAAACCACTTCCACAACCGTCACAGCACTCCTTGACAGGAGTGCTTTTTTATTGTAACCTACATATGATAGTTAATTTAAAACTATGAATTTGGAAATTTATACCGCACCATCTTGTCCATGGTGTACAAAACTTCACCGTCTTTTAGAGATGGCAAACATAACTGAATATACAGAATACATTCTTGGTGATAATATAACTGAGGAAGAGATACTTGATAAATTTCCTAAAGAAATTGGATATCCCATAGTTATTATTGATGGTGAAAACGTTGGTGGAGTTGTTGGATGTGCAAAGGAATTTGTAAGACGTGGATTGGTTTCCTCTAAGAAAAAATGAGTGAGGATTTGCAGATAAATAAAGGTGTGGAGCTGATGCTCAGGAGACAGAATAGGAGACCAAAAACAAGTGGTCTTAAAGTTAAGAACACATTCACCCTCCTGAGAAAAGTCTTTTCGTTTCGACTAGAGTTTACTTGGGAGGACAACAAGTAATCTAGGAGTAAGAAATGGACGCATCTTTAACGGTAGTATTGACATCGTTTATGATTCTAGGATCACTCGCACTCGGCACAACTATTGGTTGGATTGCCAACGATGTATTCGCAGTTTATTTACAAGCGCAGCAACCACAGGTCCAGATGCATCCAGAGATGTACGATGATGACGGCATAGTTATCAACGAAGAGTTGTATTCAGTTCGTTTCGTTGCCGATGAAGGTTACGATGATGATGATTACGACGACTAAATATCAACACATACCACTGAAGTGAAATGAAATTAAAGATCAACGAAGTGCTACAAAAAGTTAGTAATGCCAAAACAAAAGCAGAAAAAATAAAACTTCTGCAGACACACAATTCTCCTGCCCTCAGAGCAATTCTAATCGCAAACTTTAATGAAAGTATTGTAAGTGATATGCCTGAGGGTCCAGTACCTTATGCAGATGACAAGTATGAGGAGACTGACAGAACTAGTTTACAAGGTGAATATAAAAAATTGTATATCTTTTTCAAGGGCGGAGCTCCGGCAATGTCTAGAATGAAAAAGGAATCAATGTTTATTCAAATGTTAGAATCTCTTAGTCCTGGAGAGGCAGAGGTAGTTACTCTTGTGATGGATAAACAACTTGGTAAAAGGTGGAAGATTACTCAGCAATGTGTTGCTGAAGCATTCCCCCAAATTTTATGGAACAAACGTGCATGACATTTAATTCTGAACAAATCAAACGACTTGAGAACTATATGATTAAGATTATAGTTCAGAACTGTACGCCAGAGGCAGCAAAGGACACGTCTCTACCCCGTGACAGTTACCTATTGACGCTTGACAACGGGGAGGAGCAGTGGTATGATGTAGTCCGTGGGTTGAAAGGAAACATCTTTGATGCCTACTACGATACCTTCGGACATTGCATTAAGTCAATGGAGTGGACAGACGGCAAGATACCTGCTAAATTGTGGAGTAACATGCAGGATGCCCCACCGGAGACCAAAAAGAAAAAATAAATAATTATATCGTTCATCCAAAGGGACTTTATATCCCAGTGGACGCAAGTAAGTCGCGGAACGGAGCGTTCATCCCATGTTAGAATTACTTCTATCAAGCACACTCACCTGTCAACAATCTGATGCTATCATGCTGAAGATTAAGTTGAATGAGTCTCTACCTGAAGCAGTTCGGATAGAGTTAGTAGAAACCGTAAAGGACTATACTAAAGAGTGTAAGTGGGACGCAAACGACTGAAGGAACGGGGAATAAACCACCCTAGTATTTCAGGAGACTAACAATGAACACACTTAACATGATCCGTAATCAGATTCAAAAAGCATCTGCATTACATGACGCACAGATTGCTATGACATCCTATCGTGGTGTCAAGTACGAGTGCAAGCAAGGTGCAGAAGAAATTCACGGCACCTTCTGCTATCGCGGTCATACTTACAACAAATGATATATTTGTTATAATATAGAACTAGAGGGGACACTCCCCTCTTTTTTGTATAGATATAGTATTGTTGCGATAGATAATAGTGGATAGAAGAAACTTAAAAGAGATATTACATAGACTTAAAGAAGTCATTGAAGAACTAGAGGTGGAGATTTATTCCGACACAGATGCTTATCAACCATCCGGTTCTTACATTGGGGATGACGACGACGGATACCCTGATTGACAAACGGCACACATCGTGCTACACTATGAACACATTGATTTGAAAACACATGACTCATGTAGTAGACTTCAAAGGATACATCAAACAAATTAAAAAAGCATTGAAACAAGAACATCTTTATAATGATGAAGAATTACACAAATTGAAGTCTGATCTTCGCAATCTCGAAAAAACAAATAAACTAATACGAGACAGGCAGAACAATGGTTTCGGTCAGTATCTTAACCTGCCCGATCCAGTTAAGATAGAGTCCACCATCGCTTCCCAACCTGAGGAAGATGTGGTAGAATCTGTTGATGTTGAAGTTGTGGAGGACACCAATGAAGTGTGAAGTGATTGCCGTTAGTCAAGGATATGGCAAACTAGAAGGTAAAAGTGGGCAGGAGATTATCTCTTACACTGCCAGGGTATCTAACCCAGGCAATCAGATGAACTTTGATACTGCTGCTGGTCTGCTCCGGTATTGTATTCGAGAGAAGCACTGGAGCATCTTCGAGCAGGCAGACATGACGATTGAGATCAACACTACCCGTGCTATCGCCCAGCAAATCCTGCGTCACCGTTCGTTCTGCTATCAAGAATTTTCACAACGGTATGCTACCACTGATGTTCTTGGCGAGATTAAACTGCCCGAACTTCGTAGACAAGACACAAAGAATCGACAGAACTCTACTGATGATCTAGATGAGTTTGATAAGCAGACTTTAGAATTACAGATGCAAACTCTGTTTGATTCTTCTCAAGCATTGTACGAACAAATGCTTGAACGAGGTGTAGCAAAGGAGTGTGCCCGCAATGTGCTTCCTCTTTGTACACCAACTCGTATGTACATGAAAGGTAACTGTCGTTCGTGGGTTCATTATATTGACCTTCGTGGTGGCAATGGCACACAAAAAGAACACGCTTTGATTGCTCAAGAAGCAAAGAAACTGTTCATCGAAGTGTTTCCTGATGTGGCAGAAGCGATGGAGTGGGTATCGTGAGTGTAATACACGCCAAAGAAGTGAGTGTTGGTGAAGGTAATCACTACCTTTTTCCTTCACCATTTGTTTGGTGGAAAAAAATTCCTGAACATGAAGAATTAAAGCAGAAGTACATGCCATTGATACTCAATGACATTGATGTTAATGGTTCGTATTACAATCAAAAAAATACTTGGGACTGTAAAGTGACAAGTAGTTTTTTCAATGAGGATGTTTATTCAGTTCATATTTTTGACACTACTTTTCATGAGAAAGTAATTTGGAATCCTTTGGACCAAATGATATCTGAACTGAATAAGAGTTATAATTTACCCGTACCTAATAAGTCGAGTCTCCTTCATGTATGGTATAATAAATATGAACACCTAAACTGGCAGGAAGTTCATAATCATTGCCCATTAGACGATCACCAAACGTTCTCTGGTATTTACATTCTAGATTTAGATTCTAAAAATCCAACTGGTTTTGTGCGTCAACAAGAACTTAGGTGCTTCTCGACATATTCCATGCACCATTTAGACACTAAAAATTTATCTGAGGGTCATGTAATAATATTTCCTGGTGAGTTAATGCATTATGTTAACCCAAATTTAGGAAAAAATAGATTGACAGTATCATTCAATATAGTATCTAATTATGAACAATAAACCACTAACACTTGAAGAAGTACAAGAGGCAGCAGATATTTTCCTGCCTCTATATCAGGAAGTTCGTGTACGATTGTGTGATATTCATGAGAAACCATCAGTTGAAGATACACTCAAGGTGATGGAGAACATCTGTAAGCTGGCACAACAACAGCGAGTACAAACTAAACTAGATAGATTTGGATTCAATAAAGGAGAAGAAGATGGCGACGTACCCAGTAGTTAATAGAGTTACTGGCGAGCAAAAGCAAGTCAGTATGAGTGTACACGATTGGGACCAGTGGAAGGTGGATAATCCTGACTGGGATAGAGATTGGAGTGATCCATCTACCGTTCCTGGTTCGGCACAGGATGGTATTGGTGACTGGCGAGACAAGATGAAGAAAACTCATCCCGGTTTCCACGATATTATAAGAAACAAAATCGCAAAACACGCACCAAATAATACCACTATCACACAAAAGTACAACTAATATGCCAAGATCTAGAAAGTCGCGCAGCGCACAACAACCAAAGCAACCCAGTCGCAAGATGGTAAAGCGTAATAAAGGACGCAATGCAGAACATCTTGAGGCAATCATGCCAATGACACCAGCACAGGAGAGATTCTTTGGTGCATATGAAAGTGGCAAATGCATCTTTGCTTATGGTTGTGCTGGTACAGGTAAATCATTCCTTGCTCTCTACCTAGCACTCAAAGAAGTGTTCGATGAGTATTCTCCATACGAGAAAGTTTATATCGTTCGCTCACTTGTTCCTAGTAGAGAGATTGGTTTCTTACCTGGCACCCACGATGATAAGGCAGAGCTCTATGAGATTCCTTACAAGAATATGGTGAGGAATATGTTTGACCTCTCAACTGACAGAGAGTATCAGACATTGTATGATGACCTCAAAGCACAGGAAACTATTTCATTCTGGAGCACCAGTTTCATTCGCGGCACGACACTAGACAATGCTATAGTTATTGTGGATGAATCACAGAACCTAAACTTCCACGAACTTGATAGTATTATCACTCGTGTGGGTCAAGACACAAAGATTATCTTTGCAGGTGACGTGCTACAATCTGACCTAGTGAGAGACAAGGAGAAGAATGGTATCCTCAGGTTCCAACAAATCCTTGATAACATGGAAGAGTTTGAACTAGTTGAGTTTGGTGTCGAAGACATCGTTCGTTCTGATCTAGTGAAGTCTTACATCCTTAATAAAATGTCCCTTGGAATTACCTAATGTTTAATCATGTAGAACTGGCGGAAGTATTTGAAGTCGAAGCAGTCACTGAGGATGGTACTCGAACCTATCCCACACCCAAAGGTAACTATCCGTCAGTTACTACTGTGATTGGTAAGAACCCAGAGAAGATGGCAGGTATCATGCGCTGGCGTCAGCGTGTGGGTGAAGAGAAAGCAAACAAAGTATCCAAGAGAGCAACCTCTAGGGGCAATGACTTTCACCTGTTTGCAGAGCATTATCTGAAGAACAATCATCCCACTGCTGAAGACTTGACTGCAGCACCATTACCTGCTATGATGTTTGGAGCGGCGGTGCCTATTCTTAATAACATAAATAATATTTACTTACAAGAGGCAGTTCTTTACTCTGACTTGCTAAAGATTGCAGGTCGTGTTGATTGTATCGCTGAATACAATGGAGTGCTGTCAATCATAGATTTCAAAACCTCTGCGGAGAGAAAGAGACGCAAGTACATTTACGATTACTTTGTCCAGGAACAAGCATACGCATGTATGTTTTATGAGATGTATGGACTAGCACCTAAGCAGCTAGTCACTATTATTGCTTGCGAAGATCTTGACATCCAAGTAGAGATTGAGAAACCTTGTAAAGAATATTATATTAAGTTACAAGAGTACATCGCACACTACTATAAAAACTATGCCGGAACAACTGGAGGATAAATTTATGAGCACTGCGAAATTTTCGCAGGATGTTGAGCACATCGTCCTACATAATGAGGACATGAATTATATTGATGCTGTTATTCATTACTGTGAACTAAATGAGATTGAATACGAAAGTGTATCTAAATTACTCTCCAAACCATTGAAGGAGAAACTAAAGATAGATGCACAACGTCTAAATTATATGAAGAGAACCAGTCGTAGCGCAAAATTAGTACTAACATGAGTGATTTTTTCCAATCAGAAATGGTGAGAGGTGACATCCAGGAGATGACCGACCTCCAGATGTATTGTGTGCGGGCATCAACTATGCTGCCCGCACTTTCTCCTATCAAACTGAATGAATATTATGATGTTCTCATCCAACTCATTGAGAAGCAGAAGACATTCTATTTCAGAATGAAACTGAGTGAAGATGAAGAAGCAAAGATGATGGTTGAGATGATGAAAGATTTCACCTATCAATTTGCTGGCACTGATGATGAAGGTAATCCCTCGGTTCCTGAGGGCACACCACTTGAAGAAGTGTTTGACACTCTAGTTGAAAGAGTGAAAGTACAAAAAGAATCCATTGCTCCCTATGTTGAGGAGCAACTACGTCTCCAAGAGGACGACTAATCAACTGGCACAGACCCCCTTGTCCCAGGACTGTGCCTGCGTTATCATGTATAAGTGCGGGACAAACAACGTACAACTAAGTAAAACAACCAAGTAACTATGTCATTTTCAGACCTTAAGCGTAGCTCCACTGCCACTGACTTCGACTTCCTTCA